TCCTAACCACCGTCTGGTGTGAAGGTATTCTAACGTGCAACGGCAAACCGCCTGTATTCCTAACAAAAGGAACCGCAGATGGAAATTGACGAGATGCCAATGTCGGAATGAAACCAGACGCTGTACCGGTACCCTCCTGGGGGAACTGATACACTCTGGCACTAACCTCCGGCGAACCGTAAGGATATAAATGCACATCAGTGCCTCCCTTGCAAAAAGCATAACACTTTGAAATCGCACCACCCACATTACTGTAAAAAGTTTGGTTCAAAGTGTTGGGAGACCCAGTGCTAGTAGAAGTGCCAAAGTAATCCACATTAACAAACCAAGGAGGAATATACTGGCGTGTAGTGGTATTGTTGGCAGTGACAACAGAAACCTGTGTGCTTGGCATAGAAATCATCTGCTTGACTGAAGAAAATTTCTCACCCATTGTTACCTGGGAAATATCACTAATAATAGTAGGCTTAACCAGGTCCTGTGACTGTGTATAAATAGTCCCAGAAGGGTGAATTGGAAAATAAGGGCCAGCATAATCAGCCAGCTCATAATCCGAATCAGCACAGACTTCTACCAATAAAGGCACAACAGTTGCCACTGTACCAGTGGCTTGCAAAGGGTCAATACAAACAATTGAAATCCCACCACTGGCTGAAGTAAAATTCAAATAAGGCATCGGACACTGGTAAGGTGCTGTAAATTCAAAAACATTACCGTCTTTAAGGTCCATAACCATAGAGTTACTGTAAGGCTGCTGAAACGTTGATACCACCTCAGGACCCAGAACATTGCCACCAAAAGCACCATTAGACTTCTGGTAAGCCATGTAAGGATTAAAGGTCACCATGTATCGCCCCCCATGCAATTTTGTTTTGGAAAAGGTAAAGCGAAACTTAATTCCTCCCCTCCACTGTCTGAAAAAAGACGAAAAATACATCAAAGAAGACGGATAAATCGAATTGCCAGACTGTGACACAAGGTCTGCCGACGACGCCGGAAACCTTATGTTACAAAATGGAGTAGTCGAACCTGTCCTAAACCAAAACACAGACGGGGACGTAGGTGCTGCATAAATAGCGGTACCATGAGTATTAGTAGTGCTAACTACCAACCTGCAAACTTGAGACCACTGTTGCGTGACATAAGCCAGCGCCATCTCATCCACGTCTGTTGCACCCAAAGCCGGATTAACGACAGTGGAATTACTTTGAAAAGCAGACAAAACGTCGCCGACAATAACTTTGTCAACATGGCACTCGTCCCCATAATTGGTACGCATAACCTTAGTGGTCACCTCCTGAGACATAGGCTTGGCGTAGCCAAAATACTTGGCGACACCAGCGGCAGTGTCAAGGGCCCAAGCGGCAGGGCCAGCTATGGCCGCCAAACTAGGGACTCCCCGGGCCACAAACTTGCCAATCTTGGACATGTTGGCCAATGTACCGGAAACAACACCTGACTTCTTAACCTCCTTGGTCAAAGTGTCAGACTGTAACACAATACTAGACGGGTTAACGGCATCAACACCAAACAATTCAATGTCAGTCATATAACAAAATACGTTATATGTTGGTACCACCAACCCCGAAACTGCTGGGAAGTTTAATATTGGCGTCACACACAACCTGCCATAAGGCTGGTTGTCAATGGGATCCGCTAAAGGAACCACCTCCATAAACTCCAGCGGATACAAGAAAGGCACTGACAATTCCGCAGATGTTGACTCAGCAACATCTAAACGCACATGAGGCAAATTGGTACAAGCGAAAGAATTAATTCCTCTCCCATAATTAGGCCCACCAGTATTTGACTTCCCATACTGCCAAGACATCGCTAAAATGCCCTGGTGAAAGGAAGTTGCAGCAACAGTAAGTCTAAAATTGAGAGTGAAGCGAATTCCATAAGCGCCTGCCAACCTGTTGTAAAACTGTGGAAATATAGACACTATGGTAGCCATATCGTTATTAAACGTAAAGCCCACAAGCTGTGTTACAGAACCAAAGGTAATGCTACCACGCGTCATCAAACGAGGGCGAGCAAAATAATCCTTAATATCCTGTATCTCATCTTGAGGAATAGCATATGGCCTCGGAATGTAATTACCAAGCGCCTTCACAGAATCACAAGCCTCGTGGGCAAACTGAGTCATTTGGGTGTTGTCATCCTGAGCCCCAGTCATCGAATCATCCATGACTGCGCATTCCTCAACAGTTGATAAATCATGCAAGGTTTGATTTTTGGCTGGTCCATTTTACTGCCAAGGCCGACCAAAGCACGAGACAGGCTTCCTTTGTTCTCTGGTATTTAAGCCACACCTGAGTAGTAATGTAAAAACACGTGGCCAACCAAGCCCTCCCTGTCCCAGACGCGAGTTAAAATAAGGAAGTCATTTGATCCACACGCCTGGCGTATATGAGGACTACCTAGATGTAACTAGGGACCCTATTGACAACCAAATCAAAATAACAATCTGAGTTGCCAATAGGAAAATTGGGAACCCCGTCAAGCCTCATTTTAGCCTCAGCTAATTTGGGAGCGACGAGACCCCAATATTCCTCTTTGTGCATACTGAGTTCCTCAAAAGCCAACTCAATACCGGCGTGCAAAACTTCGCGACTCTTGGCATGATCACACGTTTTAACATAGTACAAACTATGCAGAAACGATTCAGGCCTAATCGGGCATACTACCCTGCCATTTTTCTCCGCAAACCTGCGCTGCAAAAATACAACGTCAGCAATGCCAATGACAGGGCGAAGTTCCTCCCCCTTTCGACCCGCAGTGTAAACCATATCAAAAGTATCGTGCAAGTACTTGGACACCGTTACCTGATTAAAGGCATGCACAAACTCTGGAGAAGTAGAGACAACATTATCATCTCCTAACACCACTGCGGCAGAAGTGGACCAAAAATCCAATCTACCCGTCAGGCCAACATAACTAGCCGCTACCAAGCCCATGGACAACATGGAATTAATAGTGGAAGTTAAAAAGTGACCGGAAGGTAATGACTTTGACCACTCCACAACAGTGGTAGCTTTTCCAGTCAAACTCATCAAATGCCGGCTGGAAACTAAATCCAAGAACAAAATCTCTCGAATCTTGTTTCCAGCTGAATCGCCTCTCACGGAATACCAATTATT